CCAAAATAACCTGTTGGACCCCGAACGTGCCGAATATGATTCGAAAAAACACAATGATTTTCTGTATCCATCTCTGAACGATCCCCATTTTTCTCAAGAAATTGCCAACAAAAAAGAATTTACAGATACGCGATACGACGGCAAGATACACAATATCGAAGAATATGCCGATATACTCTGTAATACCAAATTCGAATTAGCCCCTCATCAACTTTTTGTCCGAAATTTCCTTTCTAATGATACGCCCTACAATAGTCTATTGCTTTTCCACGGATTAGGAAGCGGTAAAACGTGTAGCGCAATCGGAATCGCCGAAGAATCGCGTTCTTTTATGAAACAAATCGGTCTTACAAAGAGTATATTCATTATTGCCACGCCGAATGTCCAACAGAACTTCAAAATACAACTGTTTGACCCCCGAAAATTAAAACAGGAAAATGGCGTATGGAATATCAATTCCTGTGTAGGAAACTCGCTTTTAAAAGAAATCAATCCAATGAATATGAGCGGTCTTACCAGAGAGAAAATCATTGCACTTATTCAAGCCGTCATAAATCAATATTATGTATTTATGGGATATGTCGAATTCGCCAATTATATTCAATCCCGAATCCGTATTTCGACGGACCTTTCAGAGACGGAAAAAGAACGAAAAGAACGCGCATTAATACAACATTTTTTCAATAATCGTCTGGTCATTATCGATGAGGTTCATAATATACGTCTTACAGATGATAATAAGAATAAACGGACGACAACCCTTTTGATGAAAGTTGCGAAATATTCGCAAAATATGAAATTGGTGGTTTTGTCGGCAACGCCCATGTACAACTCCTACACGGAAATCGTATGGCTATTAAATCTATTAAATACCAATGACAAACGCAATACAATACAAGTAAGTCAAGTGTTTGATGCAGATGGGGAGTTCCAAAACCAAAATAAAAAAACAAAATCGGGGAAACATTCAGAGATTGAATCCGGCGAAAGTTTATTGAAACGTAAATTAATTGGATATGTATCCTATGTCCGTGGCGAGAACCCCTATAATTTCCCCTACAGGATTTATCCCGCGGATTTTGCCAAACCCCGTGCCATCCAATCACACAAATTCCCTGTAAGACAACTCAATGGGAATCCGATTCCAGATGAACAACAGAAACGCAAATTACCCCTGTATGTAGATATGGTCAATACAAATACATATCAATATCAAGTGTATGACAAGATTATTCATAGTAAAAAAATGGGGAATATCCAAAATATGGATTCGTTTGGATACACGATGTTACAAGCCCCGATTGAAGCACTCAATATCGTTTATCCAGATGAAGATTTTATTTTGGACGATAAAGAAATGGGTGTGGGGGCGGGGTCGGGGTCGGGGTCGGGGTCATCGGACCGTGTCAAACACAATAATGCTTTATTATCTACCATGATTGGCAAAGCCGGATTGGACCGTATTACAACCAGTACTGTTTTAAAATCCCCCTATATTCGAACTAATTTTGCATATAAGTCAGAGATTGTGAAAAAATATGGAAGAATTTTCCATCCAGAAAATCTCAAAAATTACAGCGCAAAAATAGCCAGCATTTGTCAAACAGTATTATCTTCGGATGGTATTATACTCATATATTCGCAATATATTGATGGTGGTGTAGTTCCCATTGCATTAGCATTGGAAGAAATGGGATTTGCTAAATATTCGTCTCCTTCCGCGGATGGCGGTCTACCCGCAAGATCACTCTTTAAGACCCCTCCTACAGAACCTTTGGATGCTCTTACTCGACTCCCCCGTAGCAAAAATAGAACGGGTCATATTTTTTATCCTGCCAAATATGTAATGATTACGGGAGATGTGACTTATTCACCGAATAATGCGGAAGATATTAAAGCGATTACGAATACATCCAACAAGGATGGTCGAGAAATCAAAGTGGTCTTGATTTCGAAAGCCGGTTCAGAGGGTCTCGATTTCAAATGGATTCGGCAAGTACACGTATTGGAACCGTGGTATAATATGAATCGAATTGAACAGATTATTGGGCGTGGTGTCCGAAATATGAGTCATTGTGGTATCCCTTTTATCGAACGCAATGTCGAAATCTATTTACATTGTACCCTGTTTGAATCGGCGGCGTCGGCGTCAGCGGCGTCCGAGACCGAAGCCGTCGATTTATACATTTATCGATTGGCCGAAAAGAAGGCGTTGCAAATCGGGAAAATCACACGAATGTTGAAACAAACCGCGGTGGATTGTCTATTAAATATAGAACAAACCAATTTCACCGAAGAGAAATTATTCGAAGAATTGAATAACCAGAATATTCGATTACGTCTTTCAAGTCAAACAGAATTATTGCCTTTTAAAATCGGAGATAAACGCGAATCGTATACCGATGTATGTGACTATATGGACAATTGCGAATATCAATGCTTACCCAATGCTCGTGAGAAACGAGGACAATCTAACTTTATGACATACAATGAAAAATTCGTGAATTCCACCAAAGAACAAATTGTGGATCGTATTCGCCAATTATTCAAAGAACGAACATTTTATTCAGAGAAATCTCTGATTCATCAAATAAATATTGTCAAAAAGTATCCATTAGAACAAATATATCATACATTGTCCTATTTGATTGGCAACCAAAATGAATATTTGACCGACAAATATGACCGACGGGGGTACTTGATTGAAAAAATGGGTGTTGCCTCTGATGGGAAAACCGAGAGTACCTATTATGCATTTCAGCCAATGGAAATCACGGACGAAGAGGCCAGTGTGTATGAACGAACCATGCCCGTGGATTATAAACGCGGTTCATTGAATTTGGAATTGAACCCAAATCCGCAAATATTGGCGGTAGAACGGCAGATTTCGATTGAGAAACCGGATACGATTCAAACAGATGGTTTGGAAAATACAATCTCTGAATCTATAAAAGAAAAAATACCGAAAGAAATATCAGAAGTATCAGAGAATGTCCAACAGGATTATTCTAATTTGGCCAATGAAATTTATCAAGATATAATTCAATGTATTCAAACACCGAATCCGAAGAAACCGACCAAAGAAATGAAAATAGATTGGTTCTTTAATTTGAAATTTGGAGATGACCCTCGAGACGTCGCCATTTCGGCGGCGGCGGCAAATGGTTCTAAACGGGAAATTGAAAAACGCGAAAAGAAATCTCTGAAAATGCTCCTCAATAAAGTCCATGGACTCACTCCGGAAGATATTGATTTCTATGCTATGCGACACTATATGGATACTCTCACCAATACTAAAAAACAGGCATTATTGTCTGAATATTTCCAACCAATTGCGAATCCTACAGACCATTCTCTGATTAGTCAAATAAATCAATATTTTCACGAACGATTATTGGTCATTCCAACCATGACGGCGGTCATATTCTCCAATGAAAATAGTTATGTTATTTTGAAACAATCCAAAACCAATCCGCGTGAATGGACGAAAATATCTCCCGAAGACAAATTCAAATTAATGGCACCTCTGAAAAAACTCATTGTCCCATTGAACAACGTAAATCATTTTGTAGGATTTATGCATCCATTCAAAGGGAATGAAGTTGTATTTAAAGTGAAGGATACGACACAGAAAAACAATAAAAACAACAAGGGTGTGAAATGTGATATTATGAGCAAACCGCGAATCATTGAAAAGATAAATCATGTTTTAGGGGAGGACGTGTATCAATCGCGGGGAATACAATTGGAAAATATTGACAAAATACAATTGTGTATTCTGTTGGAAATATTGATGCGCCATTTGACGCGGACCGACCCACCCAATGTACGGTTTTATGACGCCGAGAGTGCCATACTCAATACAGTGGTAGACATGTAATCATATAACCCGGTCAATAAAATTGATTAATAAAATATCAAACTGACTTAAATATATCGTACATATATATATTTAAATGCAACCACGAAACAATAAATCCAATGCTGCCGCAACTACAGAAAGAATCTATGGCGTCTATATTCGTTCGATGCTAACCAGTAAAATCGCGATTCCTATTACGGCCATCGGCAAAAACATCAAACAGAATTTAGAAAAGATTATTTCGGAACGCGCAGAAGGAAAATGTATTCCCGAAGGATTTGTAAAACCGCAATCGATTCAAATACTCACATATTCATCGGGAAATGTAATGGGACAAAACGTAGAATTCTGTGTGACCTATGAATGTCTCATATGTAATCCGGTGGAGGGAATGATAATTGACTGTATGACAAAAACAATTACCAAAGCCGGAATTCACGCCGAAGTTGTGGACGAAAAAGGCAATGTTCCCATTACGATTTTCGTGGCTCGCGATCATCATTATCAAAATCAACATTTCAATGAAATCAAAGAAAACGAACGGATACAAGTGCGCGTCATTGGTGTTCGGTATGAATTGAATGATACATATATTAGTGTTATTTCGAAATTAATAGATCCGAAATCAGAGATTGGTCATAATAATAATAATAATACAGACAGACGAAAACATCGTGGTGGAAGCGCAAGTATGGATGCCATTGAAGCATATGAAGAAGAAGGGGATGGTGTGGGGATAGTGGAGGGTGGTGATGACACCATCGACGAATACTATTCCGATAATTGAAACAATATAAATATTTGATATATATGTTTATACATACATACATATACACACAATATAATATGGATGAAACGTGTATAGATACAAATCCTACACCCATTTCATTAGAAATGGTCAAAGAAGTCGTCGAGAAAATGAACAAACATCATCAAATTGAAATCTTGAAAATCATACATAAACATCCTACAATTAAAATCAACGAAAACAAGAATGGAATTTATATTAATTTAGCCTATTTACCACAAGATGTCCTACAGGAAATTCACAAGTATATCGAATATACCGAACAACAAGAATCGTCGTTGAATACATTTGAAATTCAAAAAAACGAATTCAAAAATACATTTTTTGATGGATAGATTATACCACCTCCCAAAATCACATAAAGATATTTCAATATATTTTATTGTAATATACAATGACTATGACTAATTTTGCATTTGTAAATCGAACATTTGAAGAGAGTTTCAGAGAATTGGAAAAATACACATTCACGAAATCATTCCAAGACTATGCGTTTTCAAATACACAATCCACAATCAAGCATCCCGTCATTGCCGCTGCTGCCACCGCCACCGCCACCACCACCGCCACAAGCATCCACGAATCCGAAATCACAATGAATCCATACACGAAAAAACAGGCGGTGAAGCCACCCACGCCCACGCCCCCGCCCCCGCCCCCGCCCGCGGCGGCTTCGCCGCCCCAACCAAAATCCCTGTATGACCCCGCAGCGGCAGTATGCAGCGACACCCTTTTTTGGTCCATATATATCGGTGTATATGGCATCTCCGAATATCAACGCATAACTACCAATTATGGATTATGTGAATTGAACGAGAAAAAGAAAATCGCCGAATTTTTAAATAAAAGCGAAAACAAATTGAAAATGAAGGCGACTTCATACAAAGTCACCAAAGGCGCTATCCAAGAGATTCAGTCGGATTGTCATACACAGACTTCGACCACCAGTTTTCCAGTGGTCATTGCAATGTCCGTGTTTTATGAAAAGAATATTTGGATAGTCGACCAAAAACGCAATGTATTTTTGAAATTCAACGGAAAGCCAGATTCGTCAGAGGCGTCGGCGGACGCGTCGGAGACCCCATCCAAAAATCCCTGTATGATCCTATACAAGAACTCGCCGACTAATCCAAAACACAAAATAAGATATTCTGTTGAAACGTGTCCTACAGTGGATTTGGTAATGAACATCTCTGAAAAAATGATTTGTTTAGACCATTATGAAACACCCATAAAAGCCGCCTCGAATTATAAAATGGAAGATTTGGAATATATGGCCGAGATCCTACAGGTCAATTTGAATGAACACGCGACCACGTGTTCCGGTAAAAAACTCAAAAAAATGGATTTGTATAATTTGGTCAAACAGATGTGTGTATGGTCATAAAGTATAATAAAATTGATGCGAAATATAAAAATATATAGATATATATATCTATATATTTGCAATGACAGAAAATACGAAACAATTGAATGCCGCATTTACAAAACTCGTATCTCAGTATTTAGATTCAAATCCATCTATGCGTCACGATTACAAAACCAATGAATTCGAGATTCGATTCAATAGTAGTGGTGGTGGCGGTGGAGGTGGTGGTGGCGGAAAAAAACCATTTACGAAAATCCATTTCGACAATGTGGTCAAACATTTATATTCCGCCGGATTCGAAACGGAAAATGCGGATGGACAACATATTCTCCGTGTTATCCCAGAACATATTGACCGCAAAACCGGTGTGACCAAAATGTCTAATATACGTGCGGAAATTCACGGTATGGACCTAATACAAGAATACTGTAGGACAAACGATTTGAAAAAACTGAATGAAATGGCATCGGGACTTTCGAATAAACTCAGTTTCACACAAAAATTGAGCGGTAAAGACGAATCGGGGGCGTTTATTAAACCGGTGGATTTCACCGATTTCAATTTCCGCGTTTCGTATCAATTGGAACAATCATATGGATTGCATACGAAAATCGGGAAAGAAATTCTGGACCGATGGACGGAATCCAAAAAGATATTCCGTTTAATGAATCGCATCCGGTTTTCGCATCCCACATATCCCGTATATGCCGATTTAAGTATTGTGAAAACATCCCGCCGAACCAACAAAATCATGATTCCCGAATATACCATTCAAGATGCCGGTGTATTTACAAATCCCGAAGAATACGAAATCGAATTGGAAATCAACAATACCGCGGTTGGAAATGGAACGGTTTATAATACCGCCGATTTATTAATGGATGGATTGCGAAAGAGTATTCGTGTTGTATTGAGCGGATTACAAGGAACGAATTATCCCATTTCAAATACTGAACAATCGGGTGTCCTACAGGAATATATGCGTATTTTGAATGGGACCGCCGATGAGAGCGATGCAGATTCCGTACCGAAATACCGCGTGTCAAACAGGGATTTCATTGGTCCCGGTATCACCACATTACAAATGGAAAATATTATGGTTCCTACCCCGGAAACCAAGGCCATTCCCAACATCCGCAATCAATACTGTGTGACCGAAAAAGCCGATGGTGACCGCAAAATGATGTATATTGCCGACAATGGCCGGATTTATTTGATTGATACCAATATGAATGTGGTATTTACCGGAATGAAAACCGAAGATAAAGTCTTGTGGATGTCGATTTTGGATGGCGAACATATCAAATACGATAGCAAAAAACGGTTCATTGATTTGTATACAGCATTCGATATTTATTATATACACAAAGTCAGCGTTCGCGATTTGGCGTTTTTACCCAATCCCGATGAATCGGCGGGGGCAGAGACACAAGAAGGTGAAGGGGGACGCGAGGGGAAGGGGGAAGGCGAACGCAAAAAGGATACGGCGGCGTCCAAAGGCGAAAAATACAAAAACAAATACAGATTAATATTATTGAATGATTTTGTCAGCCGATTGAATCCACAACCTCTGTATGTGTCCACCGACGAAAAAGCAAAAAAACGAATTTGGAAACCGGTTCTCAATAAAAATGGCGAAACGACCTGGATGGATGCCCGTTCTGGCAAAATATCCAAAACCGAACCATCACCTTTCAAATGCAAAATGCGTATTCAATGCAAGAATTTCGCAGTGGGGTCGGAATCACACAGTATATTCGAAAAATGTTCGGAAATTCTCTCGAATATTCAAGGCGGACAATACGAATATTTTACAGACGGTCTCATTTTCACCCCCATTAACACGGGAGTCGGAAGTGACCGTGTAGGACAATCCGCGCCATTGCGAAAGACCACCTGGGACCGATCCTTTAAATGGAAACCAGTCGAACAAAACACGATTGATTTTCTGGTGAGTGTCAAAAAAGATAAACGCGGGAAAGACGATATACACAATATTTTCCAAGAGGGACGCAATCTGACTCACGTGCAGGAAATCTCGCAATACAAAACATTGGTTTTGAGATGCGGATTCAGCGAAAATATACACGGATATTTGAACCCTTGTGCCGATATCATACACGACCGATTCAACAATGACGGCGATGTCGACAATGAAGATGTATACCGACCCGAACCCTTTTATCCCACAAATCCATATGATACCAACGCCAGTATTTGCAATATTATGTTGCGACAAGACGGAACCAATATGGTTATGGTAACCGAAGAAGGCCAGTATTTCGAAGAAGATATGATTGTCGAATTCCGATACGAAATGAATAATCCTATTGGATGGAGATGGATTCCATTACGTGTTCGATATGATAAAACGGGTTCATTGCGTGCCGGTGCGCGAGAATACGGGAATGCGTATCACGTTGCGAATAATAATTGGCATTCGCTGCATAATCCCATCACGGATGCAATGATACGAACCGGTGCGGATATTCCTACAAATGTCATACAGGATGATGTCTATTATAATCGCACGGAATCCGTCAGTATTACCCGCGGTCTCCGTGATTTCCACAATCGGTTTGTCAAAGACCGGCTAATCAGTTCAGTATCGAATCGCGGCGATATCCTGATAGATTATTCTGTAGGAGCCGGCGGGGATTTGTCGAAATGGATTCGGGCAAAACTGGATTTCGTTTTTGGTATCGATTTGTCCAAAGATAATATTTATAATAATCACGACAGTGCATGCGCGCGATACCTCGAAGAACGTAAGAAACGCGCGAAAATGCCGTATGCACTCTTTGTTCACGGCAATAGCGTGGTCAATATCCGCGATGGGAAAGCGTTTTTTGGAGACAAAGACCGGGAAATTGCCCGTGCTATTTTTGGAAATGGTCCCAAAGATATGGGTCAATTGGGAAAAGGCGTCCATCGTCAATACGGCGTAGCACAAGAGGGATTCCATATAAGTTCGGCCATGTTTTGCATCCACTATTTCTTTGAAAACCTGAAAACGTTTCTGGGATTTATGCGCAATGTGGCCGAATGCACCCGGTTAAATGGGTATTTCATCGGAACTTGTTATGACGGTAAAACGGTGTTCAAGATGCTGGAAAGCCTTCCAATTGGAAACAGCCACGTCATTATGAAACAGGGGAAAAAAATACACGAAATTGAAAAGGCGTATGATTTCACCGGGTTTCCAGATAATGACATGTGTTTGGGATACAAGATTAATGTATTTTATGAAACCATTAATCGATTGTTGTCGGAATATCTCGTGAATTTCGACTATATGAAACAGATTGCGGAACTATATGGATTCGTCTTGATTTCAAAAGACGAAGCGGAAAATATGGGACTTTCCAATGGAACGGGATTATTCAGTGAAATGTATTCAAAGATGGAATCGGATGTCAAACAGAATCGTAATTTATCGGCCAATTATGGCAAGGCAATGTATATGACTGCCGAAGAACGCGCCATTTCGTTTCTAAACCGATTCTTCGTTTTTCGGAAAACCATGAATGTGGATACCGAAAAAGTAACCCGACGATTAATGCAGAAACACGGTTTAAAAGGCATCGACGAAGAAATGGAACAAGACGACCGCGAGATCCAACAGGTTATTTCGGAGATGGATAAGAAGACCGCTGCCGCTGCCGTACCGAAAGTGCGCAAGACTCGCAAACCCAAAATGGTATTGGCGAAATATTCACCTGTAGAATCATCGCCTGCCGCTGCCGCTGACGCCGAAGGAGAACCTGCGAAATAAATAATTGTGGGATGGGTGGGATGGGGAAATATGGACATCATATACAAACGACATAAAAAGTTTACAATATTATAATTAGCCGTTTTTACATAAAACATATACAATGACCTATTATTTATTACCAAGATCACATTTCGATATATACAAAAACCTATGTTTGACACTGCAATCCGAAAAACCGACGCCCATCATTTCGAATTCTTTGGCGCATTATCTCTATAATATCAAAGAGAAGATTACGGCAAAAGAGAAATTTTGGAATACCTATAAAAAAATAACGAATCCGTATGAATATATTCATACAAATATTAATAACAAACACAAAAGCATATCTACTATCAAACCACTTTCGCGGTCGTTTTTTAAAATGGTCGAAATCATCCATCTCTTCTACATTTTTTTCCCGAATCAATCCATCCAGTCTTTTCATTTGGCCGAAGGACCCGGGGGGTTTATCGAGGCATTGTCCTATATGAGAAAATCCAGTGTCCATCATAAAGACGATATCTATATTGGAATGACCCTATTAGAAGACAAACAAGATGAAAATATTCCCGGTTGGAAAAAAACGGCCAGTTTTTTGAAAACGAATAAAAACGTCCTGTTGGAAAACGGGGCGGATCAAACAGGGAATATTCTGTCTGTGGAAAATTTCGTCTATTGTAAAGAAAAATATGGCGGAACTATGAACTTTATTACGGGGGATGGCGGGTTCGATTTTTCCACCGATTTCAATATGCAAGAGATACACGTCACAAAATTACTCTTTGCACAAATTGCCTATGCGGTTTGTTTACAGAAACGCGACGGTTCGTTTGTCTTAAAGGTATTCGATTGTTTTATGAAACATACCGTGGATTTAATCTATCTGTTGTCGTCGTTTTACCAAAAAACATATATTGTCAAACCGAATACGAGCCGATATGCCAATTCCGAAAAATACATTGTTTGTACTGGATTTATTCACGACAATTGCGAATCGTTTTATCCGTATTTTTTGAGTGAATTCGAAAAGATGGTTTCGGCGACAACCAACTGTCCAGATGATTATATATTTTCTTTTTTGAAATGTCATACACCGGGTATTTTCATTCGAAATATAGAAGAATATAATGTGGCAATTGGGAAAAAACAGATACAAAATATCCATTATACGATTTCTCTGATGGAATCCAAATACAAACAGGAAAAAATTGATAGTCTTATAAATACCAATATCAAAAAATGTATCCAATGGTGTGTCCAATACAATGTCCCGTATCATACAGTGACGTTGTGAATGAGGTGCGGGGTGTGGGCGGGGGGCGGGTCCCAACCCGAAATAATCCTGTAGGACCCATATTTCGTTTATTTTTCATTTTTTTATATCCAAAAGGGTGTTCAAAACCCCAATGTAAATGGTCGTGTGCGAAACAGTTTGCATTTCTGCGAATTGAGCGTACAACTATTCGGATATCCAATTTTATCTTTAATTGTATATCCCCTTTCGGAAACGCCATATGCCAATGCATTGGCCGTATTTGCGCCATATGCCTGTGTATACGTGGACGCAATTGTATTAATCGTATTGTATTTGACACGAACCAATCTGGCACTGGCAGAAACGGCACCCTGTTGTGCAAACTGAGGATTATTCGGTTTATACATTACGGCCACAAAGGTGGGTTTCAAAGAACCAGATTGATTCGCATTTAATTGATAGTTGTCATCCGATGCAATCACGGCAGATACGGGGTATGTTGCCGCTGCAAATCCGAGGACGGATTGTATGTCCGTCGAAGGAATCACAAATTGGCAATATTGTTTGGGTGCGGTCGTTCCCGATAATGGACTGCCATTTGAATACGTATAATTACCACTGTTTGAATAGATTTGGTTGGCATTGATGGCTTGTATGACGACCTTGTTTACGTTATTGTCATACAGGATATTTAGCATGTAGACCGCGGTCAGAGACGATTTGGCAACATAATAATGCCCATTTTTATACATTGTCGATTTAAATACAGAATTGAAATCATCTACATTGTAATATCCATCAGGAATAGTCACGGTGTATTGAGTCGTCGTGGTTTCAATCCAAATATATTGGAATACGTTATTGTTGAGAGCCGCAGATATTTTAATACGAGGACAGTGTGTTTGACCATTGGCGGAATATATGTTGTTTTTCGATTGTGCACTTCCGGGTTTTGCCGTGGAATCCCCCTGTTGAATAAAATTGTATTGGTTTTGTTGATAGGTTAAATTGCGACTGACTAAATACTGATTGGTTCCGGTGGAATAAGTATAATTGTTTTTGATGGGATCGTATTTATTGCGCATCATACCTGCACTTCGTACACGACGCCTGGCATTGTTGGCTTGGTCTAAAAAACAGGGCGCTTTACATTTTCCGGGTAATTCAGTGGTATTGTTGGGAATATGAAAGTCTTGTTTGGAATCCAATGTATTGACTAAATTACAAGAGGGGTCACACAGGGTTTGTTTCGTAATGGTTCCACCCGGAGCATTGATTCTATCAATACTGACGGATGTTCGTGCACTTGAACGTGTGGATTTGCTGGCGATTTCACGGCGATATCCTTTCAATGGAAGAGCGTGCATGACCGTGTTTGCCGAAATAGGAATATTGGAAGGATACGTCGGTTTATTTTTCTGGACACTTTCCAAGACTTGGTAATATGTTTTTCCTTTCCATGGAAAATATTTGATGGGATCCATATTTAATCTTGAAGGCATGTATACCATTGCAGACATTTTTATATAATAATATATATATATTATTATATATGAAATTATCTAATTTAAAATCCGCAGTTTATTTCGGTTTAGCCATTTTTTATTTATATATTATTGGCACAAATGTATTTAGTCATACAGAGGGAATGACTACTCAAATTGAAACCATTGAAAATAAAGACACAAGTACAAATAAGGATGAATCAAAAGCCGATATCAAATCAAAGGGCGATTCAAAGACTGGTGATTCAAAGGACGATTCAAAGAAGGATTCAAAGGGTGATTCAAAGACAACTGATAATAATGAAAATAAAAAAGATAAAAAGGAGAGTTATAAAGATAAGGAGGAGAGTAAAGATGAGTCTGAATCAAAAACCTCATCCTCATCCTCCTCCACCACTAAAAAAAAATAAACCTGTAGGACCATTCTAAAAACCACATAAGCAGAATTGAAAAAAAAAACCACATAAACATAAAACACAATATAATAATAGTCATTATGAATATTATTATAAATCAATCGAATTTCGATATTAAAAATGTATTTTTCACAGATACCAAAAACAATATTATGATGGACGGGATTTTCAAAAAAATCATTTATTCCAATCACGCCATTTTACTAAACGGGATTTTCATTGAATTGCCCAAAACATTTACAAAACATTTTTTACAACCATTTTTCGAATTAGAACAAAATATTCTCGAGAATTACAAAAAATTATACGGAGTTTCAAAAAAGGAAAATCTCACCTTTCAAACACAATTTGAACAAAATACAATTCGTGTTTATAAAGAACGCCATAATTCATACACAAATACAATATATATTATGAAAATATCCGGTATATGGGAAAACGCCACCGACATTGGAATGACCTATAAAATTATCGAAAAAACCGTGTTATAATACCACATGTTCTACCAATCTACCCATATTCTCAATATCCATTTGTCGATTGCCAAATATATGCGGTGTCTTTAGTCGAACGTGAAATATACCCTGTGGGATGTCATACAGGGTTATTTGGTTGATAGGTTCAAAGCGTGGTAATATGCGCATATTTCGCCAATCGTAGAAACTGGCCACCAATAGCGAAATGGCTACATCATCCGGCAAAGTAATTATGTAGGACAATTCTTCTTGAGTCATACAGGTATATTTCCAAACGGTGTCAAACGCCACATCTTTGGACATTAAAAACGCCGCGCCATTTAAAAATATGGTGGGAATGCGAATGGAAAGACCCCCCTTGACCGTCATCTCGATTTGTTCATTGGAAATTTCCAAGAAAGTTCCGGTATATTTTTCGCGAGGTTGTGTTTGTAAATAATGGACCATTTTTTGAAAATCGAAAAAAGATGAAAGGTTTGTCCTTAAAAGATATTCGTAATCGATTTGGATCGTTTCCGTCATTGCAAGAATGGTTTTATTGAAAATACCTGGAATCAGAGATTCGTCGCCTTTGATAATAATATTGTGGTTTTCGAAATCGTTTTCAGTGGCTGTATTTTCGGGGGAACAATAGAGGAAAAAGTATTGAATGTCGTTTGAGTGTTTGGTTACTTTGTCCATATATTTACGCCATTGTTGTTCGAGTTGACAATAATCATCGGTTTTGGATGCGATTATCAAACAGAGTATTTTGTAATGTTTGGGATGAATGTGGATATTCATATGGATGGATGGAATGGATGGATAGAGGGTATGTATGACAATCTGGAATCGTTTTATATGTTTTTGGATACCAGTAAAGATTTTAGAAAAACATTCCCATTCTTCCACGTCGATTGTTGGATGGAAATGGAAATCGGGACTTGGTCATGTCATACACGGTATCTGGTGTTTTTTTCACGACCACGGTTTCGAATGCATTTACATTCAAGAATCCGTTTTCCCCTTCAGACATTTGGATATTATAAATATCCACCAAACTGTCCATATGATTCTGTTGGAAACTGTCGTATTCACTGCGATTGACCAGACGGGTAACTCCGTCTTTTAATTGCAATATGTTTTTGTCCATAATGGGAAAAAAAGTGGAACGGTCAATCGTGAAGTTTTTGGCCAACACACGTTGATTCATCGCATTGTCTTCATACCCCCACGCCCAGAAATTGGGGAATCCACCGGTTTCTTCGAAATCTTTGGCATTGATAGAAAAGATTCCTCCGAGTGCGAATGTGTATCCATAAAAGTGTTTGACGATTCCTCGGGTGGTTTCGTAATTCAAAATATTCGTGTATGGCATCGTATCTACATCGTTGAATACTAAAGTGATTTTGTCGTAATCATTGGGATACTTTTGTTTGATGTGCAGAAATCCAATGTTTTTCATTGCTCCGCGATTGAAACTACGCGAATCATTCTGTTGGACAATCAATAGTTGATACGATTCTTTTGGTGTGTTATTTAATATGTTGGTCAGCATATGATTTTTGAAAAATGCTAAATGTTGTTCTCGGTCGCGGTATGGGATTACGAACACAATCGATGGGTATGATGATATTTGTGGTGGTGGGGTGTCATACAGTGTAATTTCTGGTTCTGCTGTGGGCTCTTCTGTGACAACCATAATTGGTTCCTCTTCGACAATCACAATTGGTTCCTCTGTGACAACCACAATTGGTTCCTCTGTGACAATCACAATTGGTTCCTCTTCAACAACTGGTTCCTCTTCAACAACTGGTTCTGGTATGGGTTCTTCGACAACAACTGGTTCTGGCTCTGGCTCTGGTTCTGGTTCCTCTTCGACAACAACTGGTTCTGGTATGGGTTCTTCGACAACAACTGGTTCTGGTATGGGTTCTTCGACAACAACTGGTTCTGGCTCTGGTTCTGGCTCTGGCTCTGGCTCTGTCTCTGTCTCTGGTTCCTCTGCAACAACAAACACTTCTGCAACAGATGTAGGATCTTCTTCCGCAATTTGTGATATAATTTCCGATGACTCTATGTCTATATTTTCCGGTTCTTCTTGAACAACTTCCAATGTAATATTATCTGTATCCACTTCAGACATTATATTATACATATATATTTGTTTTTTCAAAAAAATCAATGTCGCTCCTAAATATAAAAATAATGAATTTGAAGTTATGAAATATATAACTTCAAATATAAAAAAAAGAAAAAAATAATATAAATAAAAAGAATATAAAAAACAGAAAAAATAATTCAACGGTTTTGACGACTTGAATGTTTACAACGGTCTTCTACATAAATCTTATATACAATATTTGCAGGAACCGGATACACAGGTTGAAATAATTCACGATAAGTATCTATATATGACTGAAATAAAATATTGTTATTGTTCGGTATCAAAATCATTCCTTCTTCTTCTTCTGGTTCGGTTGTTTCCGGTCCTTGGTCGTGGTCGTGGTCGTGGTCGTTCGTATGTACATATAATTTTACATTTGTTACATATAGTTTTATATTCGGCTGTTGAAAATGCGACTCTACAATCGTGTATAGGTCATACAGGGTTATTGATTGGTATTTGTAAATAGTCGTCCATTCAAAATATCCACACATTTTGGTCAATTCTAAAATGTATCGATTGTTCAGACAATTCGAAATGTACCTGTTTGATTCATAATGAAATTCTTCGATAGATTTAGTTTGGGTTGTCATACAGGGTTATTGTTTTGTTTGTTTGTAATATCGCGTTGTATTTATCTCGATTTGGATTTGATTTGGATGGATGGATGAATGGATGGATGGATTATTTGTATTTTTCCAGAATAATCGACGGAATCAATTCGCCCTTCATTTTCTCCATTTTCTGGAAACATTTGTTTATCGTCACATCACATATCCCCGTTATTTTCCGAATATCCATTTTGGATATATTCAAATTGCAATTGTGAGACACGAAATAAATGATTCCCGCAGCAATCGCCGGTGGTATATTGTCCGTAATACTGATATGTTCCTCGATTTTCTTGGCAATAAACATGGACAGTTTGATTAATTCCGGTTGCATCTTCAATTTGCTACAGAAACGTTCAATAAATAACAATGGCGTCGTTGTACACAAATTCATTTTTTGAGACGGTTCCGTATTGCGCTCAATATTCTGTAGGATATTCACGGCAATCGAACACCCATTCGTCGCACTCGTTTTATCCAATTTGAATATTTCCGAGATTTCGTGTGCTGTTCGTGGACACCCATTCAATCGACACGAAATATAAATCGACGCGGATTTGACCCCGTCGCGATTCATCCCGCGAAACATTTTCTGTTCGGAAATATCTTTGTGGATACTCATTGCATCGTCAATAAATATTTTGGAAATACCGGAATTTTGCGCCATTGTGGTGATAAACTGGAATTCGTCATACAGGGCTTTTTCTTTATGTGGCATGCATTGCCAATCCGTCCATTTACTGATTTTCTTCATTTCGTGTGACGCCTTTTGATGACATAGGACTTTGCAACCATAGGATGATTCCGGCAATAATACATTGATTGGATTGCCACATCTGGTGGGGTCGTTCGTATTTTTGTCTTCTGCCCCATAGAATCGCCATTCGGGAGAATAATCCAGCGTATCGGAATATATGATTGCACAATCCGTGTTTGTACACGTAGGGAATCCGTCTTCCATAATTACCAGAATCGAATTGCATTTTATACACAGTCCCATTTCGGTCAATTTCGAAGTGTTGTCGGATTCCGCCGAATCCGTTTGTGAAATATCCTTCTTGTCATTATCATAAATATTCCATAACTTTGCTTTTTCTCCTACAGACATATTCGACTTTTTCTTTTTGGTCTTTGTATTTTGGCTGTTGGTTGTTGGAACGTTTTCCATTTGATATTCCAAAATTGGTTCGGAATTCTCTGAAATATTTGGAAAGTGTCCTAGATTGGGCGTTTGTATTTTTTTCATATTTTCTTCGGTTTTTTCTTTATTATCTATATTAGACTCTAAACGTTTTTTCTTTGATTGAACGCGTTTTATCATTGTGTTTATATGGTTGTGTTGTGTATTACTATATGTTTGTGGGTAAATAAAAATCAATTTTATATGATACCGGGGATGGGGGATGGGGTGTGGGTGTGGTCAATATGACATTTTTTTCTCAATCTGTTCGAAAATTTCGGGATTATACACCATATTTCCAGTAGGTTTGTATTTATTAATTGGCGTGAAATTCTTGTTTGTTTTTGTATCGTTTTTATCGCCGCCCGAATTAAAAATACGGGCATTGGGATCATTGGAATCGACAATGGGTTCTCCGTCTTTCAATTTATCCACAATATTTCCTCGTTCGTCAATAACAATCCCCGTTTTCTTTTTGAATTCAGTCCGGACATACGATGGAACCCATTCGTCCCAAGATACAAACAGTGTATTTGGATGTACATATTTCACATAGAAACCATTGTCTTGTAATTTTGTGACTAAATATCCGATACAATTCGATTTGTCATACACGGGTTCTCCGAATATATATTCGGGGACCGTAAACCATATGTGTTTGTCCGTCGCCTTGTTGCGACCTGTATGTGTAATTCGGCGATGGACACGGTTCAATATCTTGTTGAAAATAGATAATTGTTTTTGGTCGCGTATCTTGCGTTTTTCATACAGGTCGTCAATGTTTATTTTGGAATTGGTTTCTTGGTCATCTACGTATAATAAACAGGCCATTCGTTTTTGTCTTATATATTATATTTGTTTTTATTGGTCATATTTTTACATATATACGAATACATATATACGAATACATATATACGAATACATATATACGAATACATATATACGAATATAAAAAAATGAATACATGTATGATTATTGTATATGGAAACTATTTTTGCATCTCTGATAAACAATCATATTTCTCCCCCAGAAATGTTTACGATTGATTTGTCCAACACTATTATTTCTCCCGAGATTTGTGAAAGAATTCCTAAAAAGAAAATTCGGCATTTGGTTTTGTCTGGTGGAGGATGTTGGGGGGTCTACATGTTTGGAATATTGTTGGAAGCTTTGAAATATAAATTTATCGAAAAAGAATGTTTACAGACAATCCATTCGACTTCTGTGGGTTCTATTCTCGCGGTTTTCATATCATTGGATTTCGAAGAGGGGGTCCTACACGATTATATTGTGAAACGACCTTGGAAAGGCGTTTTTAAACGGAAACAAAATACACTGTTTGAAATGTATTCCAAATATGGGGTTCTTACTATACCAACGTTTGAACAAATATTCGAACCCCTTTTTCTGGCTGCCGATTTGTCCATCGATGTTACCCTACAGGAACTATATGATCATACGGGGGTGGAAATTCATATGTATGCAACTGAATTGAATACATATAAATCAGTCGATTTGTCTTATAAAACTCATCCCGATTGGCGAGTTTGTGATGCCTGTTATGCGTCAAGTAGTATTCCCATTATATTTTCGCCGATTATTACCGATAAGGAGTGTTTGATAGATGGGTGTTTTTTATCGAATTATCCTATAGGATATTTCAAAGAACAATTTAAGTCAGAGATTGAATCCGAATCTCTGAATATGAATGAAGTATTTGGGATAACTGTGGTTGAATCAACGAATAATGATTGTGATGCACTTCATATATATTCAAATATCATTGTTACCATTGAATATTTTATTTTTTTCATTTTTTATAAAATCTTTGAATATTTATGTTCGTTTCAATCGAACCATTCTATTCCATATGAAATCAAAATTGTCAAATGCTTTTCGTTCGTTAGTTTTTCGTACAATGCGATTTCATATTCGAATTACCGAGAAAATATTATAGAAAGTGGTCGACAATCGTTCAGAGAAAATGTCCTAAAATGGTGGGGTGGTGAACCGACCGATTTGGCGGATTCGACTCCTGTGGAATGTCCTACAGGATAATTTGTTTGTTTGTCGTGGTCGCCCGGGGGGGGGTTCGGGACTCATCATTCAAAATACACTGTAGGACCTCTGCCGCTGGTGCTGGTGCTGCCGCTGCCGCCGAATTATTTGACAACCGTATCCACGAATTTTCCTAAAGCAGTTGATGTAATCTTGGCGTCAAATTCAATGATTTTTCCGTCTTTTTCCATCTTTATGGTTGGGTATGAATCTATTTCATATCTCTGAATCAAATCGCTAATCGCCTCATCTTCATCATCGGTACAGTTATTGTCAATACATTTAATGGTATATCCATTCACCACTTTATTATTAAACTGACCGGTAAAATTGGCCCATTCTGGATCCGCCTTTTTGCAATGAGGACACCAATCTACGTGGAAATATTGGATATATACAGTTTTGTCATACGTGGAATTTGCGGCGTCTTTTACTTCACTGTGTTTCTTTGGTTTACTATAATATGTTACATATGCATAATATGCAATTATGCTAAATAGGATGACTAATACAACGAATGTAATCGGTGTCAAATATGGTTTGATTTTTTCATAAAGAATGTTTTTGATATCGGGATTTGATGAGGATGACATTATAAACTATTCTCATATTTTTCTATCCACAAATAAACGGGTTGTATGTTCAATGTTCAGAGATTTTTGTATATATGTCAATTTCATATATACAAATTGTATTGTAAAAAGACTCGTTTCAAACTCTCCACTTGTATATAAATATCAAATATGAAATTATGCTAAATATTGAAACAGATACAAAAAGATATACATATACAGGATGTATATTTTCTCTGATTTTGTCATAAATATTGTTTTTGATGTCTGAGTCTGGGTCTGGTTCTTGGCCTGGTTCTTGGTCTGTATTTTTGTATGAATCTATATTGATTATATCTGTATATGAGTCTGTTTCCGAGTCCGTATCTGACGATGATTCAAACATTTTACACTATTTTCATACTTTTTTATGGACAAATAAACGGGGGTGAATGGGCTGAATGGGGGGATTCCGCGCAATATGTTCAGAGATTTTGTAGGTAAAATTCATTTTGTCCTATAATATTATATTATGCCACAACCACCACCGAAACGAAAGACACGCTCAAAACATCCGCCAGTTTTTAAACCGGAAAATTACAATAGTGGCGATGGAATGATTACATCTATATGGGGACCACCCGCGTGGCATTTTATTCATACAGTGAGTTTCAATTATCCCACTCATCCGACATGCGACGACCGTAAGAATTACCGGAATTTCGTGGCCAATTTAGAATACATATTACCCTGTGGGAAATGCCGGAAAAATCTACAAAAGAATTTCCGGAAATTACCATTGCAGGCAAAAGATTTAGAATCTCGGGCGACCTTTTCACTATACATTTATAAACTACACGAACTCATAAATACAATGTTGAATAAAAAATCCGGACTTTCATATGAAGATGTCAGAGAACGATACGAACATTTCCGTTCTCGTTGTACACGTTCTCTGAAACTATTACGGAAAAAAACGAAAAAAATCCGTCCCAAAATTACAAAGTCTTTATCCGCAGGTGAAAAGGGATGCACTGAACCATTGTATGGAAACAAAGCGAAATGTGTCTTACATATTGTTCCAAAAGAGAAGAAATGCAAAACATTCGAAATAGATAATACCTGTTTGAAACGTCACGCATCATGATTTAGGGTATTTGTTTTGTTTTACAATGTTCAGAGAATGGTGGGTTGTAGGTGGTTTGTAGGTGGGTTGTAAGTCGTGAGATAAGATGTGATTAAAAATATATATTTCATTATATAATATATATCATATGTCAGACAAAAATGAATTTATGCAAACAACCCTTTTACAAGCATCTCCAGTAAATTCAATGGAAAACTCGGAATTGTCAAACAGGGATATTCATAGTCCATCTCCCACTCCATCTCTGAATCCGCCACCCGCCAAAAAAGGCCCGTCTTCCACCACTGCCACCTCCGGAACCACCACCTCCGAATCTTCGTCGCAGGCGCCTGCGGCGCCCAAGACACACAATAAAATAAACCTGTATGACAAACCCGCGGCCGATGAAAAACATATCCCCTTTTGGTCAGAGAATCCAAATATCCTACTTCATCGCGACCACATTTTCGAATTCTTTCCCAGTGAAGATATGTCCTATAACCAAAAACTAAATGCAATTTCAAGAACCGTTTTAGTATTAACTATTTTTTCGTTTCTATTTACTCGCAGTTTTCGTATTCTTTTGGTAGGTGTAATTACAATGGCCGCCATATATTTCCTACATCGAAATCACGTGTCAGAGAAAGACCGGAAAATGGCAAAATCGGTGGATCGTGAAGGATACGAAGACCGCGCCGAATTTGTTCTCAATGGATTCCCACAGGATGTCAAAAAGGTATTTGCGCCCACCACCGCGAAAAACCCTTTTGAAAATGTCCTATTGCCCGATTATGATTATAATCCAAAGAAAAAACCCGCACCACCGTCCTACAATGAAAATGTAAATGATGAAATCATTAAACAGGCCAAACAGTTGGTTTTGGACGCCAATCCCGACCAACCCGATTTGGCCGATAAATTATTTAATGATTTAGGAAATCAATTCGTATTTGAACAATCGTTGCAACCTTTTTATTCGAATCCGTCAACTGCTATTCCAAATGACCAAAACGCATTTGCCGAATTCTGTTATGGAAGTATGATTTCTTGTAAAGAAGGTAATCTGTTTGCATGTGCGCGAAACTTACCCAATCAAGCCTTGATATAATCCTATAGGACATCCTACAGGACATTTTTTTTCGAATAGTTCAGAGATTTGTATATTGTGTATTTTTTACTGAAACATTTCTCTGAAAATTATCATATATAATATATATTATATATAATGACCGACATTACAAATAGTTATTTATTTAATAATCTAGGACATATCAGTTCCGATATCTCTGACCAATCCCAGAAAAATATCTATAATACCCGTTTTGCAAATCATACATTGTCGAATTTCTTCAGTGACAGGGCCGCTTCCCAATACATTGATTTCGCAACCTCGTATCCCACCATGATGGTCAATGGAACAAATGGTGGTGTAGGACTCAATCCCCAATACGTCGATGTCGATTCGTCTTTCGCGCTCGGAGGTGATAATGAAAGACCTTTAGAAAAATTACAACTGTTTCCACGCCCGTTCTTAACCGTTCCCTATTTAGGAAAAGGTGCGGGTGATCCTACACTGGAATCTCAGTTACAACAGGGCGAATCCGTCAGTGACAAAAAGAGCGTATCCACCATTGCCGAGTCCCCATACGGAAATTATTCGTATGAATATCCCCTTTTGGACTCCAAACGAGTGCAATTCGAAAACCCCGCAAATTCTATGCAAGAATTGGCTTTGGCAGGATGGGAACGCGGTGGAAGTGCGACCCGTGATTTGGGAGATAGTTATCAAAAACCCGTTAATCGTGGATATTAAGGACGGGGTGCGGTGGGTGCGCGCGCGGACGGCGTCTCATATACCAAAATTTTCACTGTAGGACAATTCTCTGATAAAAAAACATAAAAAATAAATGATATGTTTTATATTTACAAAACATATCATTATGTCTGACACGACCAAATCGCTTTTAAACGAATTGCAATTTGATACCACCTGTATTACCTATTCGAACAATACCGAATATCGCGCGGCATTGCGCCGTTTTTTCAATATGAATCCCGTGTTTTGTCTCACAGGGTCTTTGGACGATGACGCCGTAGGCGTCATAGATGAAGGACTCGACCCCGAAACCGCAGATGAATTGATGTATGACACCACGACATCAATGAAAATGATTACCGCGATATATGAAGCCACACAACATGAACCGTTATTTATGGATTTGTATCTACACGCCGCAGGCCGAATCTTTTCCGAAGATGCAATCATGGGTCTTACACTGTTATTCTGTTATGACCACTTTTCGGTATTTGTTCCGTTTTTAGTGAATTATTTGAATGGAGTTTCAGTGGGGAGTGAAAAGTTTACGAATGAATATCGCGAATTGTATGAAAGTGTGTAGGTCGGGGTATAAAATATATATCCCCCTATAATAAAAACACTAAATGGCTTCTACACGAAATATTAATACACCCGGAGATTACGAACTTGAACAGACCGCCATCAACCGTCAATTTGACTCACTTACATATATGTATGCGGCAAATGGTCGACCACATTTAAACTATTTAGCGGGAAATGGTCTCTTGATGGGCTCGATGCCTTCGAGACAATTGGCCGATAATTATTGCGACATTGATTCCTATTTGAAAGGCATTGGGTCTACCAATCTGGTGAAACCATTGGCACCCGTTATACCCCAACTATTGTCATTGAAATCTCTGAATATTATTGAAACACCCGTTTTACAAGTTCCCAAACCATTAGTTGTTGAACCGAATCAGAGACCACTGTGGTCTTAGGCGGTGGGGTCATACAGATTATTTTGGTTTGAACCCCTATCCAAAAAAAAATTTTTTGCCCGGCCTGCGGCCGGTCACGTATGCCAAACCCAAAATAAACCTGTAGGATAGTCCCACAGGTTTATATTTATGACCGACCGACCACCCCACCAAAAAATCACACACAATAGTATAGAATGAAACTTTTTTCTGGATTTTGGGGATTTATTTTTGTACTTGTCGCTTCATACGTCTGTAGTTATTTATTATGTGACGCTTTCCCAGGAATAATAAACGGCGGAAGACGAATACAATTGTGTAAACATCCCGAAATATTTGCTACGATTTTCATTGTCGCATTCCCATTTTTTTATTATATTTATCACAAACATAATATTAGGTGAATTTGACGACCACCCCCCCCCAAAAAATCACACACAATAGTATAGAATGAATCTTTTTTCTGGATTTTGGGGATTTATTTTCGTACTTGCCATTTTATACGGTAGTTATTCATTATGCGACACTTTCCCAGGAAAAGAGGGTCAAAAACGAGACCGATTCTGTAAACATCCCGAAATACTCACCACGTTTGTCATTGGAATCGGCATATTCTTATTTATTTATCATAGACCCAAATATATTTTTAGGTGAATTTTACGACAATACTCACATTTTCCTTTTTGATACACTTACACGCCGATATCGACAATTCTTCGCGTTTCTTTCGGGTTTTACTATCATTGTCCGAAACATTTGCATACTTTTTCTTGGATGTACTATTGCGCGAATTCATATCCTCCTCGATTAATTCATAATTGGCATATATGAAATCGATAATCTTGTTCTCAATGGCCCATTTGAAAAAGTTCAGCTGTCCAATAGTAGTCTCCATATATTTGTCATCGTCGTATGGAATCGTAATGCGTTCCCATCGACAAAAAGGATCGAATTTCTTTTTACTATACGCCTTCAATTTCAATTTGTAATCATTGTGAACTTTGAATCGGATCGTATCCCCCGTCTCTGAAAACGGATTCGGGATTTGATAAATCGTATAATACTTTTTGGCGAAATTTGTAACGAACCAATCCACGATTCTCAGAGAAATCTTGGATTCACCATTGATAATATTCATCATGTTATTTAGGTGAGAACGGTCGCCATAAAATTTCATTAAATTATCCAACAATAATTGGCTTTTTGTCAAACAGGTTGTTGTCATTTGTAGTATATGGGGTTGTTGAATTGTTCTTTTTATGTGGATTTTGGATGGATGTCTAATAATTTTGTCATATATTATATATATGGCAAATTCAAAATGGATTCAATTCATACGAAGTTTTGCGAAAGCAAATAATATGACTTTTGGATGTGCATTGTCTGACCCGGAATGTAGTCGACAATATAGAGAAGAGAATAATATTCAAAAAAATCGTAAAACGGTAAAAACAAAGTCAAATAGTTATGATGAACACGCATTCGATTTGGAACGACTATCCAGTAAGTCTTCACGAAAGTCTTCACGAAAGTCGTCCCGAAAGTCGTCTTCGCTCTTTTCCGTAGAATCATTTGACAATTATTTAGCGCGTATAAAAACCAAGTCTCCACCAAAAAGTAAATCAAATACAAAAGCCAAGACTCAAAGACAAAGAATCAAAGAAATCGCCAATCATTTGAACATCGATATTAACGTAAATGAAATCCCCGATAGTGAATTGAAAAATGTACGTAATCGTTTAGGAAAAATGATGGTTAATCCAAAGCATAATCCATACATCAAAAAGTAATATTCATACCAATCCATCCTATGACCCACCAAAAAAAAATTTTTTCACCGGCCTGCGGCCGGCGACACTATTCAAAACCCCCACACCAAATCCCAACCCAAAAATTCACTGTAGGTATCGGTCGCGGATGTCCGAAAGCATTTGTTGATTCTCAATCGAGTTTTTCGTTCCGCTATTCTTATCTGGATGATATTTACGAGATAATAATCTAAAAACACGGTTTACATTACCTCCATATTGTTGTAATAATTCGCCAAACTCCTTTTTTAAGTCATAAAGGTTATTACTGGGTTTCTTTGGTTGTTTTTGTTCGCGTTTTTGTTGTTCTTCTCGTTGTCTCTTTTGTTGTTCTTCTTGTTGTCTCTTTTGTTGTTCTTCTTGTTGGCGCTTTTGTTGTTCTTCTTGTTGTCTCTTTTGTTGTTCTTCTTGTTGGCGCTTTTGTTGTTCTTCTTTTTCCCTTTCCTCTTTTTCCTTTTCTCGTTGTTTTTGTTGTTGCTCTTCTCGTTCTCGTTTCTGTTTCTGTTCCCTCTGTTGTTTTTCTTGATTTATTTTTTCCTGTTTTTCCTTTTCTTTTTGACGTTTTTTTTCCTTCAATAAATGTCTGGCTTGTTGTTTTTGTTTGCATTCCTCGTCTGGTTGTTTATTTTCATATAACGACGACGACGATGACGGAAGTGGATTCAAAATACGTTCCCAATGTCCTTTCATTTGAACCTTCTTTTCTTCCTCTTTGGTAAGACTTTCTTTTTGGTCCAACAGGTTTATTTCTCTCAATTTCTTGAGAGCTTTTCGCTGCTCATTTTGAGTATTATGTGACTCGATGTTATCATCCTCGGTGGTGGTATCAAGATGTCTGTATATGTTGTGTATTTTTTGCATTTTTGGCATTTTGGATTCTTTTACGTAGCTACTTGTGCTTTTATTTATTTCAATTTTATTTTATATCCCCATATTATGCGGTGTCCCTATTTGTTTTTTTTTATATTTTATTACTGATAAAATATAAATTTTTGATTTTTGATTTTCGATTTTCGTTTTTTTTCCGCTGTATATATGCAGTGGATTTAATTGCTGTAAGCAATTCCGGCCATTCCTGACATCACACGTAGGACGTTATAATTGACAGCATAGACACGGACCTTAGCAGTGGCAGTACCAGAAACAGTTCCGGAAGAAAGGACAAGCTGAAGGACGGCATTGTCGATTCTGGAGAAGTTGCAAGAACCAGAAGGCTGGTGTTCCTCAGGGCGGAGAGCAAATGAGTAAACGTTGATACCAGTATCTGGGTGGCGGGTATGGTGTTGCCAAGGCTGGACAATATCGAAGTAGTTACCCTCACGCTCAGAGAATCGGTCCTGTCCGTTAAGCTGGAGCTTGGCAGTGACCACAGGGTTCTCACCCCAGCAGTGGAGTCCAAGAGCGGTCTCGGCAAGAACGAAGGTTCCGGCATCGGAGACGGTGGATCCAGTTCCAACAACATTAGGCTGCTGGTTAGGGTTGAATGGAAGGTAGCTGGATGCACCGTACCACTCCTGGGCAGTAGGGATACCAGCGGCATCGGCAACATCGGCAGCACCAGCCATCTGGAAGAGACCGGATGGGTTGATGAATGAGTTGGAACCAGCAGTCTCGGCAGGTCCACCGAAGGCGTGGACGGCAGAAGGAAGGGCATCAATGGCATCAGTGTAGTTGAAGGCCTGGGCACCAAGGGTCTTGAAGAGAAGACTGTCGGCAGAAAGAGACGAGCAGTAATCAACGTTGGCATCAGGCTGGACAACCCAGATGAGCTCCTTGCAAGGATGGTTGAAGTTGAGCTTGATCTTGTTGGAAGATGATCCAACAGATTCATCACCAGTGAACTGGAGCTGCTCAATCAAATACTCGTGAGGGTTCTGTGCCATCTTGCGTCTCTCATCAGTGTCCAAAAAGATGTAGTCAATGTAGAGAGAAGCGGCAACCAATGACTGTTGGTAAGCCTGGGTGACGGACTGGGTTCCGGAGGTAGCACCAAGAGTGCTGACGGCCCAGAGACACTCACCGAGAGGGCGGATATCAAGGTTAATCTTGACCTCGTGGTACTGGAGGGCAATAAGAGGAAGAGCAAGTCCAGGGTTGCGGCAAAACCAGAAAAGAAGAGGAATGTAAAGAGTGGTCTCAGGAAGGGACTTGCGAGGAGCACACACCTGAGAAGGTCCTCCAGATGCGGCACAAGGTCCAGAAATGTCGGCAAAGGTAGGGTCGGTGATGTAGGTAAGCTGAGTGGTGTGTCCAATCATCTTGTAGTAACCCTTCTCCTGCTCGGAAGAAAGAGTGAGCTGGTTCCAGATGTGCATCCAGTCACCGTACTGGCGGTCAATTCTCTGTCCTCCAATCTCAACCTCAACCTGGGCAATGAGTTGCTCACCAATGTAGTCCAACCAACGGGCATAAACACCGCTGTTAGGAACACCGGCAACACCACTGTTGGCCATGTTCTGGTTAATCTCAGGAAGAGTGACCTGAAGGTAAGTGCGGTAGCACAAATCACCGTTACGTGAGATGGTGCAGGTAACACGGCGACCAAAGTCAGCCTGTCCAGAAAAAGTCTGCTCTATGGATTCCATGGCAAAGTTTGTGTGTCTGCGGTAAGAAACCTTCCAGAAAGTAATCTCAGGAGTTCCAGTAAGGAAAACGTCTTGTGCGCCGTAGGCGACGAGTTGCATCAAAGCTCCACCCATTTTGATATATTATGTCTAAATATTTTATTTTGGAGAAAATAGAATTAATTAATTCGGGGAAAAGGGGGGGTGATTTTTATGACGGGGGTGGGGGTATTTTGTCACACAGTGTATTTTGCGTTACTGGTTATGCAGTCGTGTTGTTTGTGTATATGTTTATATGTGTGTCCCACAGGGTTATTTTGTGGGTGGTGGGTGGGGTGTGTGGGGGTGTGGTTGGGGGTTTTTATTCGATGGACCGATTTGTTTCTATGAATTTTTCTAAATAGTCGGATTGGAAAATTTCTTTTCGATTTTCGTGTTTTTTTGTGAAAATATAGGCGTCTTTGTATTTTCGAACGGTCCATCCATTCTCAATGGTATTGTAAAGAAAGACCATTTTTTGGAAATCCTTTTTGGGTAAACTTGTATGGTCCATTATAGTATTATACATATTGATTGTCGAATATGAACCAAATGGGGGGTTTGTGGGGTGGTGGTGATGGTGGTGGTCGTGTGGGTGTAAATAGGTAGGTATGTAGGTATGGAATATCATTATATGCGTGATATAATGATATTTTATTTTATGATTTTTTTAGTTGCGTTTCCTTTTGGAATATCGGGAAGGAGATTTCCTTTTATTGCGGGTAATACGACCACCCAAACCAATTTTTTTCTTTACGGCAGATTTTGCGACAGATAAACCAGCTTGTGCGGCAGACATACCAGAATCTGCGACAGAAGATAAACCAGCTTTTGCGGCAGAATTTGCGACAGATAAACCAGCTTGTGCGGCAGAATTTGCGACAGATAAACCAGCTTGTGCGGCAGACATACCAGAATCTGGAGAAGATAAACCAGCTTTTGCGGCAGAATTTGCGGCAGAATTTGCGGCAGAATTTGCGGCAGAATATATACCAGAATTTACGGCAGATAAACCAGAATATAGACCAGATTTTGCGGTAGATATGAGTCCCATTATGGTATCTTTTTTTCTCACTACTTTTATTATTTTGTTGTTTTTATCAAATATTACACTACTAATATCATCAATATCTTGTTCTAAAACATTTTCGAATAATTTTTTTTCATCATCAATATAACACGCATTTCTTTGATACATTTCTTTTTCATTTTCATTTTCACTATACAATTTTTTTTTACTATCATATTTAAATGTAAAATAGTTTTTTTTATTTTTATCATTTTTATCATTATCAACAACACGATAAAAAACAATACGTTTAAACTTGTTTGTTTTATCGAAAAATAATCCTACAGGTACATTTTTCCATTTATTAATCAGTTCCAAATTTTCGTTTGTTAATTCAATATTTAATAATTCGTTCTTAACAATTTCAATACTGTCTTTTATATTTCTAAGTGATATCCTACTTTTAAAAGCGTTAAATAGTTTTGTTAATTCATTTTTAAGACTTGTTTGGTTGTTATTATATGTAATCTTATTGTTTGCATCTTCAAAATATTTTTTTAATTTTTCTTTTATATATAATATAGCACCTTTCTTTATAAAATCTTTACGTTGTTTTATTATATAATCTGATATTTTATAGTGTCTTATATATTTATTAATTATATTTGCGAAATTTCTTCTTATTTCTTTATTTTCTTTATATAGAGTAATAATATCGTTAAATTTGTCTGTAAATTTATAATCATTCCATTTAAGACCAAATTCTTCTTTTAATTTTATACAATTATTCTTAATTTCGATATTCTTAATTTCGATATTATAATCATATTCTTGATATTCAATTGCAGTTATACATATATGAGAAGAAGAAATACGATCAAAATAGAATTCAGTTTTTTCAATTTCTTTAATATAAAGATCACTATAATTTGTAAAAACGTGTTCTAAAATTATGCGATCATTCTTAATATTTTCTGTATTATTATTATATATTCCAATTATATTTTCATAAAAACGGGTTTTATTTTTTTCAAATGATTCATTCAATCGTCCATTATCACTATTATCTGAATCATAATACTTAAATAAGACAATACTATAATTTTGTTCTATATTTTTTGTATGATTTATTATTTTTTTTTTGAATGTTTGTATAAATGTTTGAAATATCTTCTTGATACTATCATCATCTTCACCTGTTCCGAGACTAAAACATGAATTTGTTGGACAACTATTTGTTGGTAAACTCATATATATATATATATATATATATATATATATATATATATATTAAATATATGCTAAATATATGCTAAATATATATTATAAAAAATGTATAATATTGGACGCTTATAAAATATAATTAAAATGTATAATATATTATTGTATAATTAAGTAAATTTATTTTTTTGTTTTATATTTTCCACGGGATTTTTTTAAATTCTTCCTTTTCTTTTTATAACGGGTGAGACGACCGCCGCTGGATTTGGTTTGCTTTATATCATAAAGTATTATTTTGTATCCAGTATTCACTTCTTCATACAATTTTTTATCTTTATTGGATATTTTATTTTTGTGTTCATCATAAAATTTTTTATATCCATCTACTTTCGTTTTAACATTGTTTAATATTGTTATTAATCCTTCATTATCTTTTACAGGATAATAATGAAGATTTTCAAATATTAATGATAATATATCCGCATAATTGGTTTTGTCATCTGGTAATTGTTCTAAAATTTGGTAAACATCATTGAACAAACTGGAAACATCATATATTTTTCCGTTAAATATAAATTCTTCTACATATTCACCATTTTTTAGGGTAGAAACGGGTATATATCCAATTTTTTCCATTTTTATTTTGTATAATTTTTTTAATTCTTTTTTTTCTTCTTCTGCCTTTGCCTCTACCTCTGCCTTTCTGGTATCTGCCTCTGCCTTTGCCTCTACCTCTGCCTTTCTGGTATCTGCCTCTGCCTTTGCCTCTACCTCTGCCTTTCTGGTATCTGCCTCTGCCTTTGCCTTTGCCTCTACCTCTGCCTTTCTGGTATCTGCCTCTGCCTTTGCCTTTGCCTCTACCTCTGCCTTTCTGGCCTCTGCATCTGCCTCTGCCTTTGCCTCTACCTCTGCCTTTCTGGCCTCTGCATCTGCCTCTGCCTCTACCTCTGCCTTTCTGGCCTCTGCATCTGCCATTTTTTTATCTCTCAAAAAATATTCGTAATTTTGTTTGGTCTTTTCTTCGTCATAAAGACCTATATTAGGTATTAATTTATCTATCAATTTTTTATATCGTTCTATTAATAATGGTTTTGTTTTTTCTAACAAATATTCTTTAAAATCATTGGTATTAACAAATTTGTTAAAATATATTGAAAAATAATAACTTGGCTTGTATATATTTGTTTGATTTTTATTAGAAAGATTTTCATTAGAAATTAAATTCCTTTTATAATTTTCTGAAAGCATTGAAAATCCGTTATAATTATTTTCATGATGAAATTTTTCTAAAATAATGTTATTATGAATATTAAATGTTTCTTTATTTTGAATATTAATATTATCTTTTACAAGTAAACAACCTTCTTCATTTAAATCAATAATATCATTAAATATTAATTCAATATCTATATTGTTAATAACATCTTGTTCAAATGAAAAAATAAAGAATTGATTTTTATCAATACGTTCAAGTTCATATGATTTGGTTGTATCTTTTTCTAATTCTGTTGCTTTTTTAAAATTAGTATAAGGATGCTTTAAATTCATAACTTTTCTACTAATAAACCCTTCTTCATTTATTCCACCTTTTTCATATATTCCAATTATATATTCATAATAAAAATATTGATTATCTTCTAAAATATACCTATCTCTTGGTTCATGACCTCCCCAACTGCTTGTTTTATCACTATAATATCTAAATAATACAATATTAAAAATATTTTTTTCATTATCAAGTTCTTTAATTAATTTGTTAATATCATTATCTGCATATTCTTCATGAAAACACACTGAATAATCACACGAATTGTTATAAAATGGTCTAAGAGTGATTGGTTCTTTGTCATCTGTGCTTCCAGTATTGTTAAGTTTTTCTTCATTATCCTTATTTTTTTTTTTATCGGGAATATCCATTTATATATATATATATATATATATATATATATATATATATAATATATATGGAAAATCCCGATGAAAATCAAGAAAATATTCAAGAACCAATCGAAAAACAAAATCCACCTAAACGTCGCCACAAGCGTTCAAAAAAAAAGTGTTCTCGTGTCGTAAATCGTTCGATTCGTACCACTATCAACAATTTAGGCAAAAAAATAGACGAGCTTTCAGAGAATTTGCTAAATAAATTAGAAACTGCCAAAACAGAAATTATAAATACGATCAGTAAATCTCCCGAACAACCAGAACCTGTCGTTGAACAACCCGAAGAAACCCCAGAACCGGTCGTTGAACAACCCGAGGAAACCCCAGAACCTGTCGTGGAACAACCACCCGAAGAAACCCCAGAACAAGGTGAAGAAGAATTACTCGAAAAACAAGAGGGTGAAGGAGCCGAACCACCATCACAACCCGAGGGTGAGGGTGAGGGTGAGGGCGAACCAGAAGGAGAAGCCAAAAAACCAGAAGAAGAAGAAGAAGCCAAAAAAGACGAAGGGTTTATGGGAAGTATTGCCAACATGTTTACTGGAAAACCCGCTGAACCCACTGTACCCGCTAAACCCACAGAAGAACAAAAAGGAGGTAGACGTAGAAAATCCAGACGCGCGTCAAAAAGCAGTCGTCATCATCGCCGTCGTACCCGCCGTTAAAATACGAATACGAATATTTCATATTATATATGAAATATACCACAAAACACAAAACATATATATAATACAATTACACTAATTTATTATATATAATTATATAATATAATGAAGAAAACTGGAAAATATAAGAAACACGGTAATATAAGGAAAACCAGGAAACATAATTCAAAATTAATAGGTGGATATTGTTGTAAATATGAAGATGGTGTGGAATGTAATTATGGAATTCTTTCTGACCCAACCGATATTACCAACAAATCGAAAATCACTAAAATACCGTTATTATTAACATTGAATGATGGTCATGAATTAAAGGTTTATTATCAAAACCATACATTCAAACATATGGAAGATATGGGTTTGACATGCTACAATACGAATAATTTAAATTCTTTTCTTACAAATTATATTCCAAAAATGCACATTTTTAATGATAAACCATGGAATGAACAATTAGATACAACAAAAGAAGAAATAATATTATATGATTCATCTACAATATGGGGTAACTCCATAATAAATGAAAACTTTTTCACAAATATATTCCCAAAATTACCAGATAATAATACATATTTTGGATTTGCAAATAAAAATTTATACGAACCTACTAATATTGATGGTGAATACTTCTGTATACTTTTTCAAAAATATAAAAAACCTAATACACATAATACACATAATACAATTGTTGTGTATGCTATTTATCTACATAAAATAGAATTTCATAAAGAAACAGGTTATGTAAAAGAAAATAAACGAATATATAAAAATAAATATAATGACATATATTCTCAAAATCTAAATCAAATTGATGAAAATTTTAATAAATTTTTTAATGAAAAATACCCCAATATAAACGATTACATACAAAAAATAGAAAATGCAGTTACAAATGCTCCAGGTATAATTATAAACTCACAACGTAAATCCGAATCTATATCTACTGACGCCAGAAATCACGAAATATTATATAGATACAAATATAGAGGAGCTATAAATAAAAAAATAGATAGATCTATAATAAAAAAAATTGATTCAAGTATTTCACATATAGATGCATGTAACGAATTTATAAACAAACATTCAAAAAGAGTGATGAACGCAAGATTAAGTAGTAGTTTGAAAGTTATTGAAAACGCGAACAAATTTGTAATTAGGTTAAAACATAATTTAAAAAAAGCTTTAAAAATTGAAATCGACAAAGTTATAAATCCTTACAAATCAAAACATTTAACAGAAGAATATAAAACAAAATTAAATGAAAATAGGTCGAAAATTAATAATTTATTAAAACAACCAAATACATATTTATCATATTTATCACAACCACAACATAATGTAAGTACGCAAGAAGAGAAATTAAAAAACAAATACGACGAAATAAAATATGATTTAGATTATATTTCCAATATAACAACCGATATGGAAGATAAATTTGAAGAAATGAAAAGTAAAATCACAGACTCCATTAGCAATCCATCTTCGTTTGTAAGTCAAAGTCATACAGGTGTTTGATTTTTTGAATACGAATACGAATACGAATACGAATATTTCATATATAATATGAAATATACACACACACACACCAAATTACAACAAGGGATTTATACCAGTGAAGATTTGAAATGGGACGCGCCCGAAGGGCGCATTTCAAATCAGCACTGGAATCCGACCCTTGTTGAAATAAAATGTCCCATTTTATTTCTTCAAGGGTTTAATGTCTTTTTTTTTGAGATTTCTTAAAGGACGATTTGCTTTTACGACGAGTAATACGACCACCTACGATTCCATCTACACCAAAGTTAAAGTTTTGTACTGCTTTACATATTAGTGTGTCTTTTGAAAAAACAAAATGTTTATAATCTTTACTAAGCTCTGCATTTAACTTAATAGGTCTTACTTTAGTATTTATAGCATCCGTAATATCTTTTAATAATTTTGATTTTGCATCATTATCTAAATATTTGTTATGTCGTGAAAATCGGTGTTTGAAATGTTAAAAGGTGTAAATGTAACAATTTTTTCATTCACTCTATTAACCACGTCTTTATCACTATAATTATTTTCCATTTTAAGATATCGAGTTGCTACAATACGATGTACATTATATATAAAATAACAATATATAATAATTCATTTTTATATTACCAAAAAATCAAGAAACTTTGCTAAATAAATAAACATATCGTCATTACAGAAAATCAAACTGTAGGAAAGAATTCCCAATCCAATTCCATACACACTTTTTTCCAAATCATATCTTGTTCCAACTGTTTCTCGCGGTCTTTCATCATCGGAATATAAGGCAAATACTGAATCTGGTCCAACAGGACGCATAATTGATACAATGTATATGTATAATTGAAAAAGTTCGTCCGATTTACCGGGCAATGAATCGCCCACGGTTTCTGTATCTCGATAAACAATACACACAATGTCTCGTGTAGTTCCTCGTTCATAATCGGCGGTTTAATCCCAAAAATCGAATTAATGTATTGGATATGTTCGAAATATTTGTTCAGTCCCAATTTCCGCAATATCTCGCGCATTTTATTGTAATTGATTTCGCGATAATCGTGAATACGTTCTTTCTTGATTCTCTGACGAATCTGTTCAATGACCTCTTTGGGAATCTGCGTGGTTTCTTTTGCTTGGAATTGCGACAATATTTCTTTAAAATGATTCAACCGGATATACGCCGTGTAGGACACTTCATTCGGCGGCTCTTTGTTATTCGGTTTCGCATTGTCTACAATATAAGACACGAAATTCCCGCATTTTGCATTATTGCAAATGAGAATCCCTTCTTCTTCTTGGGGAATCATTTCGCCCTGTCGGCAAAACTCGCAGACACTTGACTGTAGGACAAAATCGTGGATATTCAAGACATCTTGATTGACGTTTTTCCAGTACATTTGATATAGTTTTTTCGATTGGTTGTATTTTTCGCTTTTTAAATCGCCGGAATTTTCATTGGTGGATTTTATTTTGAAAAACGAATTCAAAATATTGACTTGGGGATTCGTTCCATTTGAAATATCCTTTTTTTGTTCGAAATACTGGAAGATATATTTGGAATTGTCCAACAGGTAATTTTTGCGCTGGGACTTCAGAGATTTGATGTTTTTGGAAATGGCGCGAATTTCATCTCTGACATTCATGTATTCTTCGATTTGTTTTTGTTGGGAAAGATTGAGTAATTGGATTTTCAATTCTTGTTTTTTGATTACGAGTTTGGGCAGAGTTTCGGTGTCAATCTCGTAAAAACCATTGAGCATTTCGGTGTGTTTTTCGTCGATTGTATTTGAAACCTTTTTGGGTTTGTTCATTTGTCATATATAGAATGGTTTATATGACATACAGGGTTTATATTTGTTTAGGATGCAATGTATAACGTTGGTGTGTGGGTCTCTCCGGGGGTCTCTCCGGGGTCTCTCCGGGGGTCTCCACCAGGGTCTCCGATTTATTTTATGATACAAGTATCATAAAATATCACTGTAGGACAATTTATGGAAATTATATGAATATGGGTGTAAGTACGGGGGGTATTTTGTTTAACGGGGGAAACCGACAAGGTTCGCACCGATACCGAAACCAGCACCACCTCTTGCAGAAGAGGCCATGGATGGAATGAAGACATCCAATACGCTAAAGGTGGCGGCGGCGGTCAAACCAATAATGACGACCTCCTCAATATTCAGACGGTGTTTAGGGATGGAATATGCCGCAATGGCGACCATAATACCCTCAACAATGTACTTAATGGCTCTCTTGATGAGTTCTCCGAAATCGAACATATTGCTCATGTTATATATTATACTACAATAAAAAAATAATAGTATTCTAAATATTAATTCTCTAAATAATATTCATTCAAAAACACTTAAATATATTCGCCTAAATCTTTTATACTCAAAACATGTCGTCATTTGAAAGAAAAACTCTTCCCAATGGAAAAGAAAATCCTAAATACATTGATTTATGTGACGAAGATGTCCCGATTGCAGGTCAAAAATTCGCCTGTTTATCATTTGTTTCGCCAGAACGTATCCTAAAGAAACGCGAAATGTTTTTATTTGAGAATTTTGTCAGACAATGGGATTTTACTAAATCTATCGAGAAGTTCAACGGGTTTTTGCAATATCTGTCCTACAAGTATTCTCTCAATGTGGAGGAAGTGATGGCCGATTTCGTGGAATTTGCGAAAGAAGAAGATGCTAAATTAAAGGAGGTCGATGTAACCGACGATTACAAGAATTTCTTGGACAAACAGGAAGAACGGCTAAATGCAATTTTCCAAAAGGAAAATGGGTTTCAGACATCAGTTCGTGGCCTGAAAGTACGAGGTGTATTTCCTTCACAGGATGAAGCCGAATTGAAATGTAAGAAATTGCGCGAGAGCGATCCCAATCACGATATTTTCGTAGGTCCTGTTGGAATGTGGATCCCGTGGGACCCCGATGCATACAAGACTGGGCGTGTCGAATTTATGGAGGAGGAGTTGAATCAGTTGCATAATGAGAAGATAAAGAACGAGATAAAGGCCAAAGAGGAATTCGATACGCGTATTCGCGATGCCAAGAAAAAGGCAATAGAGGAGAATATTGCCAATGCCAAGAAATCGGGCAATGTATTGACGCAAACCTTGGATGAAGAGGGAAATCTGGTGGGTGTCAAAGAGACGACTGATTTTGATTCACGCGAAGTGGCCGAGAAAGATACGACTGTGGCGAATCAAGAAATTGTTGGGGGTATTTTAGAAAAAGAAGTCGTTTCGTCGGATGAATCGAGTTGAGAATGAAACCCCGATTTTTGTTTTTCAAACTGGTTGTTGGTGTATATTATAAAAAATATTTTTATAATATATATGGATTTATTCAAAAGAAATAAACATCTTACATATGAAGAAAAAATGTATGAAGAAAAAATGAAACAATATGAAAAACATTATGAAAAAGAAAAGCAAATACGAAAAAAAAATTTAGATAAAAAAATGAAAAAAATAAATGAAATATTGAAAAAAATACCTAAAAATCCTAAAAATGAAGAACGAGAAAAAGAACGAGAAAAAATAAACCAAGAAATTAAAAATAGTAAAGAGAAAACAAAAAAAGATATACAGTTGATAATCAACAATAGTATTAAGTTTTACACTAAAAGTTTAGGCGAATGGGAAAAAATACAAACTGAAAACAATAAATCCATTTTTAATACGATTAACAAGTTTCGACTATTATCGGCTGGACAAGTTCGATTAAAGAATGAATGTAGAATCGAAATTAGTAGGTTAAATGAATTAATTGAAGATTTAAATGAAGAATTAAAAGAAATTTTAAAAGAACCTGTATCTTCTGATTCTCGTAAGTCTCCTTCTCGTAAGTATATTCGTAAATCTCCTTCTCGTAAGTATACTCGTAAGTATAGTAGTAAATCTCCCAGTAAGTATCCTCGTTCAAATAAAGGTTTTTTGAAAAGTTATCAACGCAAATCATACTTAAATATTTTTGGAAAAAAATCAAGGATACGACATTTTTTAGGCGAATGGGAATAATTATGGTTTGTTTTTACAATATTTTGATTACATATACTTTATTCACGTGGTCCACATAAATATCCTCTTTGCAACAAATCTCCAATAAAAAAGGATAATATTTCAACCAATGCATATTTGTCTGAAAATACGTTTCGCACGATTTTATACCACATTTCCCCGTTCTATCCCCCTCATAAACTTTAATATATAAAATGCCCCGATGAGGCATTAGCGACCAAATACATAAATCTATATGAAATCTGGCCTCCTCTTTGTCAAATACGTATTGTCCATCATCCTCTTTTTTCACAAGAACATTGAGAATTGAAAAAGAAGTCACCGTATCGTATTTACGATATGTCAATATATTATGAGTTGGTAAACGGGGATTATATACTGTATTTGAAATGTCGAGTAAATTCTCGATTGCGCTAATTATTGTGGGGTCACCACCAACATCGAGATTCTTGGGTCCTATATAGTATGCTTTCGATAATTCAATAAATGCATTTATTCCTTTCATATTGTCAGACATTTACCATATAAAAACGCTACAAAAAAATAAATACAAAATAATTCTGTATTTATTTTACACATATCACACACATATACAACCAAAATACCGCAAAACACAATCCAAAATACACTGTTTGACCGCAGCCGGCATTCAAGCCTCCGTATACACTGGCAATTCATCAATATTCAAAATATCGGCATCGGAATCCATTTCGTGTATCAAAAACTGTGAAAAATAGGGAAACGACAATTGTGCTTCCGGTGTATGCGCATGAACCGTGCGAGCAATCATTTTATACAATTTGAAATTCGGATACCGTTCCTCCCCATTCTTTTTATACAGGACGTTTTTCCCATTATCATCCTGACACCATCTTATAATGGTCTTATGCAAATCATCTGTAGGACTAATATTGTAATCCACTATAAAATCATAAATGGAACATCCTAATCGACACAAATCAAAACTCATATTGGGGTCTAATCGGGGTTTCTTGGGATTGAAAAAAGGTTCGCAATTGTATTGAGTAGATGCGTCTCCATCATGGGCAAAACTGTCACTACAGAATACTTTGCCTTGATATTTATAAATGGCTCTGCCAAAATCAATGATTTTGTAGATTTTTCCATAAGTCGGGACTTCGTATACTTTACCGTCGTATTTATAATACAGATACGGTTCATCCGTAGAAACATACATAATATTATTTGTATGAAGATCATTGTGGGTCATAGAGAACATTTTTTGATAGATAATCAGAGACATGATGACTTGCATAAAAATACTGGCGGCGACTTTCGAATCCAGATTCTTATTTATGATAAACTCGTCCAATGTTCCCTCGCATTTTTCTAAACAAATCATTTGAACGGGGAAGTTTTTAATGTATGCATTCAGAGAATCTTCGTCTTCGTATCCACTTTCGTCGCTCGAATTAACATCATCCCATACTTCTTCTTCGTCGTCATCTTCCGCATCTTCCTCTGCATCTTCCTCTGCATCTTCCTCCGCATCCTCCTCCGCATCTTCCGCATCCTCCTCCGCATCCTCCGCATCTTCCTCCGCATCCTCCCCCTCCCCCTCTTCCTCCTGACCATCTACAATAACATCATCGTCAAGTTCCCCATCGTCACACCCCTCGTCATCGGAATCCAATGTGCTATAACTAAGTTCGCTATTATTCGAAGAATTTTCCGAAGATTCATCGTCGTCTTCCACAGACACCTGTTTTTCATACACCAAATCATCCGGCGACATAACAATCGTCGCATCGCCTTCAACCACTACAGAATCACCTGTTTGACCATTCTCCTCCACGCCACAACAAGACACTTCTTCGAAATCCAATGCAATACAATCACCTTGTTCACCATCATCAATTTGAAGTTTACACTTGTTGTTTCGCGAACCATAATTCACATACGAATCCATTTCATTCGCATCAATGTCATACAGGGTGCCCTTGTTTTCCGTGAAAAATCGCGACTGATTCAAGTATTCAATATCATCCACAATGTCGATTCGAAACCGGTCTTGTATTCCCAAATAGGAACCATAATAATCAATCCCGTGTTTGACACCGTGATTGTTCAATGTCTGACTGCTCAAATAACAGAAAAAATTATCAATATAGGATGCATTGTACACATTTGTGAGTTTATTAATCGACGCTTCTTTGCAATCATATTTAGGCAATTTCCGTGTATTCGGGTTTTGAATATCATATTTTCCAATCAAGAATCGAATGGGGTCCAACAGGGGCGAATATTTGAAATGGACCGGGATTTGCACCTGGGTCGGTGATTCTTTCGTAATATCAATCACTGTATTAGAATCCACTGCGTGATATTTGTGATTTAGAGAAATACAGTCGTAATTATTGTCATTCAAAACAAATAGGTCGTCATACAGGGGATTATATTGTTGGAGTTCAGAGATTCCCTGGGTTTTCAATGTTTCCGTAAATTGTTCTAAATCTTTCGGAAGTTTCTTGTAATAATCAATCTTGAATTTAGACAATTGCATTATAATATAATAGACAAATAACAAAAAATTTATGTTTATTAAACGTGTCGCGACCCCCCCCCACAACCAACCAACAGGGGGTAGGGGTAGGTGGGCGCCCTGCGGGCGCCATATACAAAAATCCCTGTAAGACAATATCACCGTCGGTGGCCACGTCTGCCCCCGCCCGCCCGCCCTCCGGCCCTACGTTTATTATGAAAACATCTAATGTTATTTTAGTATATAAAGAAGAACATTTTTAAAGAGAAAATGACATTAGAACTGAAAAAATTCGATATGCGTTCAATTACGTTTCGACCCGATGAAAACAAAGGACCGGTGATTGTAATGATTGGACGTCGTGATACCGGTAAATCGTATTTGGTCCGCGACCTGTTGTATCATCATCAAGATGTTCCTATAGGAACCGTCATTTCGGGGACAGAAGCGGGAAACGGATTTTATGCGAAACATGTCCCTAAACTATTTATTCACGAAGAATACAATTCGATTCTAATTGAAAATATCTTGCGCCGACAAAAAACGGTTCTCAAACAGGTGAATAGCGAAATGGAACAGTTCCGCAAATCGACCATCGACCCCCGTGCATTCGTTATCCTGGATGATTGTCTGTATGACCAAACGTGGACCCGTGATAAATTGATGCGAATGCTTTTCATGAATGGTCGTCATTGGAAAGTCATGTTGATTATTACGATGCAATACCCTTTGGGAATCCCGCCCAATTTGCGAACAAATATCGATTATGTTTTTATATTGAGAGAACCCTATATGACCAATCGCAAACGTATCTGGGAAAACTATGCGTCCATGTTTCCGACATTCGAAAGTTTCAATTCGGTGATGGATCAGACAACTGAGAATTTTGAGTGTTTGGTCATAAATAATAATTCGAAATCGAATAAATTGAACGACCAGATTTTTTGGTATAAAGCCGAACAACGACCGGATTTCAAATTGGGTTCGAAAGAATTCTGGGAAATTTCGAAGAATATGACGGACAATGATGAAGATGATGTGTATGACCCCAATAAAGGGAAAAAGAAAACACAACAGATTAATGTCAAAAAGACGAAATGGTGAAGGGGGGTGGGGGATGAGGGATAATGTGTTTTTGTCCTACAGGGTTATTTTGTTATGGTGTTCGAGAGGGGTGGGTGAGGGGGTGAGGGGGGTTTGGAAAATTATTTATTGTATAAATAATTTTGAAATGGAATGTGAAAACAAAATTTAACGACGGCGACGTTGTGTCTTTCTCTTGTTCTTTTTTTTTCCGCCTTTTGATTTTGTTCCTCTTGAAAACAAACTAAAAATACTACGACGACTATTATTATCTTCAAATTTATACCAAAAATATTTGTTTACGTTTACATTCGGAATATTACCTTTATTAAATTGGTAACCATTGGTATGATTATAACCGTTGTATTTTCCTAATAATATTAAATTGTTACCATTTACATTCTTTGTGTTTGTAACTTTTTCTTTTTCTATATATCCATAATTACCTTCTTCTAATGAACCATCACGTTTTCGTTTTAAACCAGAAAAAAATGTTACATTTACAGGAAGAGAGTTAGAACTTAATTTTAAACTTTTTTTTTTTAAAGACATTGATATTATATATAATAAATATATAATATAAAATTCACAAACTAAAATCCCGGTACATCGGTAAATACCTGTGTGGTTGCGGAATTCAATGTTTTGCTTTCGGTAACAATATTGAAAAATTCTTGGAACGAATCGCCAAACAAAGAAAATACATAAACACCTACAAGAGTCGAGACGAAAACCATAAACGCATCGCGTATAAAAACCTTTAATGGTTTAATCTGTTTGTCTAAATATTTCATTTCCAAGAATTTGAAAAGAGAAAATAAAACGGTGGTAATAATGGCCGGAATTAAAAATTGTTCCATTATTCAAATATACATCTTGTATGATTATTCTATGTGTATTTTTACGCATTACGGCGGCTGCGAGTTGTTTTACGATTCTTTCGTTTCATTTTTTTTGAACCGCGTCTCTTTCTTCCTCCGTCTGTCTTTTCTTTCATTTTTTTAAAATATTGTTCTATTTTAAATTGACTTGAATCAACATTATTATCTATATTGTAATTATCAAGTTTATTTAAATTACTATCATTTTGATTATCATGTAATTTATATTCTGTTTTACCATCCGCATTAGTTGTAACTTCAATCAATACATTAATGTTATAGTCTTCATTTTTAATTGATAACATTGAATGGTCTACATTAATATTTTCAGCCTTACCATCTGTTAATTCTTTTTCTTTATTAAAGTATTCTTTTATATCTTCTTCCGTAAAAATTTGATTACTATATTTTGTACTAAAATCCGTATATTCGACACCTTCATTTGATGTAAAATGTTTCATGATTGTATGAATTGGAAAATTTATTAATGTAGGTACACCAACAATATTACCATCACTAACTTCACTTTTACCTTTAATCATATTACGTTTTATAATTTTAAAATCTGTTTTATTAAACAAATTTTTGTATGAACTCTCTGGTATTTCATCACCAAAATTATATTTTAACTTACTAACTTTGAAATTTATTATTTTATTCTCTGCAGGAGTTTGATATGAATGAGTTCCTTGAGTAAGTCCTTGAATAATATTTTCGCCCTTTATTTTTTCACTAAAAAGAATACTAATTGCACTACATAATTTCTTAGGTGTCGTTTTATTAATAGTTTCGTTTGATGATAATAAATTAAAAAATTCTTTAAAAGATTTATAAATAAGTATTTGATCTGCATCTTTGTATTCATATTCATTATTAAATGCTCTTTTATTTACTTTAAAATCTTTTATTTTGTCTTGAAACAGTCCAGTTTTTATGATAACATCGTATATAATTTCGGGTTCAACTTTATAATTATAATTATAATTATCTCTATATTTTGCTTCTAATGGATAATTTGTAGCAAGCCAATCATCTCCACCTTTTATTTTACCACCTCCCGTATTAGTACCAACATGTTTATGACTAATTTTATTATCATCTGAAATTTTATTATCAACATATGTTGGCTCATCTTCTTCATCACTCCAAGTATATTCCGGTCCAACATTCTCCCATATATCACTAAACTCACCATCTTCAACTTTTATTTTTTCTCTTTCTGTATGTGCACCGATAACATTGAACTTTGTTCCATCATCCATAATATTTTCATATTCGCCAGAATAAAACCCTTTATTGTATTCATTCAGTAACCTTTTTTGTTCTTTTGGGGGATTAAGTATAGATTTTAACATAGTTTTAGATTCACGTATTACTTTTATTGTACCTGAATCACCAATTTCAACAAAACGATAATAAGTTTCAAAAGGAGAATTTTTACCATTAAGAGTATTACGTTTGTAATTATACAACTCTCGACTTGTTATAAATTTAACAAGATATGTTACTGTTTTATCTTCATTTTCCATAATAATATATATATATATATTATTCAAATTTCCTAAATTTCCTAAACCACCTACTAAATCATAAATAAATTGTATTTTTACGAATTACGACGATGGTGACTTATTTTACGATTCTTTCGTTTCAGTTTTTTTGAACCGCGTCTTTTTTTTCCTCCTGAATTTTCGTTTACTTTTACGGTTCCTTCCATTTTTTCATAATATTCAGTGACTTCTACATTATTAATTTGTTTTTTAATATATTTATTATCACCGTTAAGTTCATTGTATTCTTGTTGTTCAAGCAGTTTAAATTTGTTTGTGCCATCTTCAACTTCAATTTTTAATATCTTTTCTCCAAATTTAACTATTGTACATATATTATTTAATTCCTTTATCTGTTTTTGAATATTGTGTAAATCACTATTATTACCAATAATCATACCAGTAGATGAAGTGAATACTGAAATAATAAAATCAATTCTAAATTTTTGTAATGTAACTTCATCACTTATTTTTTCATAATCATCTTTTTTAAAATAATCTTTTACTTCTTCTTTTTTAAATTTTTCAGTAACTGTATGTTTTAATTTATAAAATCTAAAACTGGATAAACCTCTTTTTGAAAAAAATGTATCTTGATATTCTTGTAAAATTTCACCAATATTAATAAGAAGTCCAGAATTAGAACTTGTATCAATTTTGTTTTCTTTATTAGATAAAAAATCAAACGCAGTAATTAAATGTTTTGTTTTTTCATCTGTTTCTAATTCATCTGTTATGTATCGGTTCATTGTATCTATAAAATCATTGAAAGGTTTTTCAACTGTAGGTGTTAAACTATTATTTTCCATTACAAAATCAGTTTCGTTCCAATCTCTCCCACCTTTAAATATGTTTAAAGCTTGATTTTTAAGATAATTAAGTTCATCTGGATAATAATAAAATTTTATATTAGATTGACGAATCACCTTTTTTTGTTCAGGTTCCAGATTAGAATAATCATCACGTATTATTTTTATATTTTCTGGATATTTTTTGGTTTTATCTATATCATCTATTTCAATAAAACGATAATATTTTTTATTTTCTCGTTCTGTTACAAATTCAACAAGATAAGTATGGGTTGATTTTTCTTGAGACATTATATATATAATACTATATTTATAGTTCAATAATATCACCCAACAGATTATCATTTGAAAGTCCTAAATCGGTAATTCCTAAATCCGTAATTCCTAAATTATTCATATCCAATGTATCTGTATGAATTTTGATTCGATCATCATCCGCATCTTCTTCCTCCAGTTTTCTCTGAATCGCACGAGATGTACTAATTTCTTCCAATCGTTCAATCGATTTGGGCGCAACCACTTCTTCCACTTTATCCTCCCCATTTAAAACACGGTCTATATCATTAAACGACAACCGTGTCATTACCGGTTCATTATCCAGATTCTGTATGGTCGGAACGACATCCGGCGGTTTTTCCTCTTTGTACTTCTCCTCCAATTCTTCTATTTTCAAACGGACACCTTCCTCGTCGTGATTGTCAACCTTAATATTTGAACTCGACCGAGTCGCATCTTCCTCTGAACCCCCGCTTTCCACTACAGGCGTATCAATATTCTCAATAAACACCTCCTCTTCCTGTTCAATCGATTCGTCCATATAGGCACGAATAATATCCTCGACTGGAATCGATTCGCGAACCGTCGTCAAAATACACTCTTGGACAATGACCTCCAGTTCTCGCGAATTCTTCTGTTGTTGCAACGGCGTAATGTTTTTTTCAAACAGGTAAATATTCATGTAGACTTTACGAGCCACGTGAATATACACTTTATGAATAAACGCGTCCAGTTTTGGAATGGCAATGTCAATCTTCTTCTGTTTGTTTCCTACACGAATACTCGTCAAGACCTTCAATTGAATAATATGGACACACGTAATCAAATCTTCTAAATAGTTGCATCCACTACGGTCAATGATGCGCTTACGTTCTTCTTCCACAATAATCGAATTCCATTTGGGAACACGGCAAAGCAAATTCTGGAATGTCATCAAATATTTCACCACTTCGTCTTGCTCCACACACAATTTCCACGATTCATTGAATATCGATTTTACACCTTCTATTACTAAAGGCGTAAAAATACTCACTAAATGACTACACCATTCATTTCGGGCTTCGTGTAAATTCGAAATAACAAAATCGTCCATTTTGCAAATTCTATGTTCTTAAATATACGAAATATTATTTAAGGATTTGTCTAAACGCAAGAAAAGAAAGTCCAACAGAAAAAAAAGGATGAGTTTTTCACATCGGAATTCCGATTTTATTTTATTGTAAATAAGAACCAATTGTGTAGTGTCGTCACTTGTGGGTAGTCCTACAGGATTATTTGGGTTTGGGTTTGGGTTTGGGTTTGGATCAGTCGTGGTCTCGACCCTGGTCTCTATGGGCCGCCATTCCTTTTTCCAACGAATCACATCTTCCGCCGAATATCCCTTGTCATACAGCAAATTCGACAATTGCAGAATATACGGATAGGTTCTCTGAACCGAAGTCAAACACAGAAATCCCTGTAGGACATCCATACGTTCATTCATTTCTTGTGTGAAATTATATGTATTTTCAATCCGTTTTGTATGCAAATTGACAATACGCCCCGATTCATTCAGAGTATCCGGAATATATATTTCGCAGAATCGGGAAAGAATCGGTTTCAATAATTTGTTCTTGTTTTCGACGACAATGAAAAATCGGGTATTCAAACTGAAGATTTCGATACAACGTCGGAGCGCCGATTGTGCATCGATGGTCAAATAGTCGGCATTGTATAAAACGATGGATTTAAAGAGGACACCGCAACTAAATTGTATATTGGTTTTTGCAAAGAATTTCAATTCATCGCGAATGAATTTGATTCCTTTTCCGTGGGCACAATTGACGGTCATTACATTGCTCTTGATTTTCTGTTTATCATTCCCGTAAATTTTCAATAAAAATTGATTGACAATGGTTTGTTTACCCGTTCCGGTTGAACCGTGAAAAATAATATGGGGGATTTTTTCGGATTTATAGAATGCGTCGAGTTTATCGGTAATTTTTTCTAAATCGGTCATATCGGGGGATTTTGCGTAATGGGGGGTTCTGGGGTATATTACAATACTCTTTTTATGTATTTTTTATGGACCATCCAATTTTATCAAACATATTGATTGTTTTGTATTTTTCAGAGAAACGCGATGTTGGAATCCCGAAACCGTTTCTTTGTCAATGGTCTGTTTGATTGTCGCTAATTTCTCCACGGCCAAATCGAACCATTTGCGATTACGTTCTATGACCACACACGAAAATTCGTGTAGGTACCAATAGAGAGTATCAAACAGTGTATGTCCTTGGTCCATATGCGTGGCCACTTGTTCGTTCATCCAATTCTGTATTGTCTCGGGGTCCAATTTGACCCATAAAGGCATATATTCGTATATGGGCATCTGGTTATTCGTATCGGTAAAATACAGAATCACACCGCGATATTTGTTTCCCTGTGGCGACGCCGCCCCCCCAGCCCCCCCAGCCGCCGAATTCTCCCCAATATCTTGGTAAAATTCGGTGTGGGTATATTCTTTAAACCGGGTTTCTACGAAATCACAGACATTCAAATCACACGTCTCTAATTGCACTTGGACTTGAATCCAGTATTTGTCGGAAGGAATGCCCGTTATATCGCGATTCACAATGTTTTTGATTTCCAACATACGGCCATAACGGGGACTGGCGGGTTCGACGTTAATACCATCCGGCGATGCTCCAATAAAGGGGAATTTGGGGTGTTTGATACATCCGAAATCTTCGACGACTGTCCCATATTTCGCTTCATAAATCATTCGTGTAAGTGGTTCGTATTTGTTGCCCCAATGCATAGGCGATGCCGTATTGCAATATCCCAAACCTTGTTGATATGGCTGTAGGACAAACGGTTTACATTTCTCAGTAATCAAACTATTCTGTTGGGCTTGTGAACCGAGCGCTTTCCAAATATTACTGGCGGTTATCAGAGAATGGCGTTCGCGATACCATTCTTCGGATTTCTGTGCGGGTTGGGGTTGCACACGCAGAAAATCGATTTGGGACCGTATCTGAGATGTGGTTATACTGGTCTGCGAGTTGTCCAACAGGGTTATTCTATGGGGTCCTGCGACAAACTCGGGGATTTGCATCGAATCGAAATATATATCGACCCCGTCTTTGCATATTTCGATAATATCTTCATAATGGTTGTAGGTGAACATTTCGGATTCAATTAGATCGTCCAAAATAATATCGGAAACGTATTTTGTCATTTTATCTTTGAATCCGGAAAGACACATTGTCAATCCATCGGATTTCAAGAATTCGTCACACAGTGAATAAATAGTTTCTTGCAAATCGTGGAATTCTTCTTCGGAAATGTCAAACAGGGTTATTTTGTGTTTGGTGGCGTCCGCCACCGCTGATGCCGATGCCGTTTTGGAATGGTGGTCCATAGGATGGATCTTGGAATCACAACCATCGTCGGAATCCGTGTTGGACTGCTCCTCCTCCTCTGAATGTTCGACTTCGGTTTTCGCATCAGTGGTTGCTTCTAATTCCGTATCTGTTTCCGTATCGGACGTAGATTCAGTAATATAATCGGAATCGTTATACATATATATGATTTATGATAAATATGTATTTACATTGTTTTGTTTTCATAATCAATTTTATGGTGGTATATTTTTATTTTTGTAATCTAAAAAAAATAATTTGAAAGTGTTTTATTTGAACGTGTTTTATTTGAACGTGTTTTATTTGAACGTGTTTTATTTGAACGTGTTTTATTTGAACGTGTTTTATTTGAATGTGTTTTAT